CCCCCCCCCTGTTGTGGGGGGTTCTAGTTTATGTGGGGAGAAAAACACGTGAATGAAACCTTAGCATTGGATGAGGAAAAAACCCTGTTGGGTTGTTTGCTGATGGGGGGTGTGGGCACGGGTGAGGTGTTCACCCTGGTTGAAGCCGGGGACTTTCAGCATTGGGCACACCAGTCGGTGTTTGCGGTTATGCAAGATTTGTTCATGGCGGGGGTTGATATTGATGCTATTAGTGTGCTAGGGGGTTTGGAGAAGCGGGGCGAGCTGGGCAGGATCAACGGCACCATGGTGCATGACCTGCTATCCAAAGCCACGATGAAAAGCGACATACCATTCCTGGCAGGCAATGTCAAGGAGCGCTCCCGTAAACGCCAACTATGGTCACTAGCGGCACACATGGAAACCCTATGCAAAGAACCGTCGGTCACCTCAACCGATGTTCTGGGCAGGGTGCGTGACGGTTTGGATAACATTATGCTATCGTCGTCGGCGGGCGGTGCGCATCATTTGGCGTTTGATGAATCGTTGGATTGGTTAGCTGATGCTATGGCGGGGCAACTACCGCAGGGGGTGATGACTGGTTTTCGTGGGCTTGATTCGATGTTGCAGGGGTTGCAGGGTGGGCAGTTGGTTGTGGTTGCGGCTAGGCCGGGGTGTGGTAAATCCACGTTGGCGGTTGATTTTATGCGGGAAATAAGTATCAAAAATGGGCTTGCTACCTTGATGTTTTCTTTGGAAATGTCTTCGAGGGAGATTCAGCAGCGTATTTTGGCGGCGGAAACTTGCACGAATATTAGTGCGATTCGTGGCGGGCATGTGTCGGTTGACCAGTTTGAGGTGTTGAAACAAAAGGCTGGGGAAATATCGGATGCCCCTATCTATATTAGTGATGATGCTAGTCAGACGATCATGGATATTGTTTCGAGATCGAAAATTGAGGTGCGGAAAAATGATGTGCGTTTGATAGTCGTGGACTATTTGCAGTTGATTACCCCCGCTAATGTGAATGTTCCACGTCAGGAGCAGGTGGCGCAGATGACACGCCAGCTGAAAATTCTTGCTAAGGATTTGAACGTGCCTATCGTGCTGGTTGCCCAGCTGAACCGCAATAGTGAAAACCGTGATGGGGGCACCCCTAGGGCTTCTGACCTGCGTGAATCGGGTGCGATTGAGCAGGATGCTGATATTATTCTGCTGATTGATAGGCCGGATGCGAAAGACCCTGACCACCAACGCGCCGGGGAAGCGGACATTATCGTGGCGAAGAATCGTGGCGGGGCCACGGGGGGGCACACGATTGCTCACCAGCTTCACTATTCGAGGTTTAAAGAGTTCCCCCAAGGAATGTGATTCTTGCCACATTGGTTTGACAAGTAGCTCACATTCGTGTATAATATGTGGCGTAAGTGAATAAAACTTCAACTTTAAGGAAAGGCTGAGAAGTGAGTTTGGTTGAGCGGTTCAACACCGCGGCGGACGCTATGGGTCCGAAACCCCCCACATCGTACGAATGGTTGGACAGTTTTGGTGACGAGCGTGAGGCAATGGTTAAGGCCCTGACTAGGGATGATGTGGTGTTGCATGATTTGTGGCTGGTTGCGTCGTCGTTGCAGGGCAACCCGTACCCGCACCAGTACAAAGCGTTCTGCACCCTGGTGGCTAATTTACGTGCGGGTGTTCGTTAAGAAGTTTTTAAGGATAAGTGAAGCATATGGGTGATGTTGATAAAATGATGGGCACCCCCCCGAAGGGGGTTGTCCCGGGTGTGGTGATGGATGGCATCGAGGGTGTTGTTACCTCACCCCCGCGAACCACCCCACCATCTGAGGATGATTGGGGGCATGTGTTGGAGGCCTTCGGTCTTGATGCCGAAAAATATTCGGTTGAGGGTCCGGTTCGGCATTCGGCTTGGGAAGTGCCGGGGCATGGTGTGCAGCATGCTTACCGCGCTAAGGTTGTTCTAAGGCCACAGCATAATAGCGATATTGAGGATTTGCTGGATTCCATTTATTTGGAACCGGTTAATAATGTCACACGTGACGGAAACTGGCTGACTATTGTGCTGTCGGACACCCATATTGGGAAGAGTGTTGATGCGGGCGCTGGTACTGGGTATTTGATTGACCGGTGGAAAACCGGGGTGATTCGAGCCTTAGAACATCATGAGAATATCGGCGGGGTGAACCTGGTTTTTGCCGGTGACCTGATCGAGGGCTACACCTCGCAGGATGGTAAGATGATTGCCGAATGCGACCTGACCCTTGCGGAGCAGCTGCGCGCCTGCCAACACCTGGTGTCGTGGACTGTTCAGGAAATCCTATCACACGTTGATGACCTGGTTGTGGCCACAGTGCCGGGTAACCATGGTGAAACAACACGCAAACAATCCCGACCCATGTCCGACAACTACGACATCATGATCGTTTCCGCTGTTCAGGACGCTTTCAGCATGGTTGATTCGGAAATGATGCGGGGCAAAAATGTGCGCTGGCTGTACCCAGACCACACGCGGGGCAGTGTCACCTACGATTGTGGGGGTACGGTGTTCACGATCGTGCACGGGCATTTATTCAAAGGGCAAATCAGTGGTGCGGAAAAATGGTGGTCTGGCCATATTGCTAATGATAGTGAGGAAGCATTTGCCGATATTCTCATTAGTGGCCATTTTCATAATTTTCATATCGAATCATGGACGGCTAAGCGCTGGATCGTGAGCGCCCCGGCGTTGGAAAAAGAATCCACCTGGTTCCGTAATCGCACCGGCTCCACATCGTACGGGGGCGTGCTGTCGTTCGTGACGGTTGATGGTGTGCCACGTAACATTAACATTTTCTAAGAAAGAAAGGGATTGTATCATGGGTGATTACTATAAGTTTGGGGATGCTGAGGTGTGGGATATTTCACGCCACCTGACTGGGAACGCTGCCCAAGCTGTACAATATATTGCGCGGTCTTGTCGACTTGATGGACTGAATAAGCATGCTGACCTGGTGAAACGTATTGAGGATTTGGACAAGGCGCGGGACATGCTACTGGATGAAATCTACCGGCTTATCGGTGAGGAAGCCGCCCCCGAAGATAAGGTTAACCTTCATGTTGATGATGATTACGAGGGCGTGATTCACGATGAAGCCTAGGGATTTTTTCCTACAGTTTTCCGCAGACGGTGTGCCCCGACCCCAGGGCAGCAAGAAAGCGTTTCTTCGCGGGAAAAAAATTGTCATGAAAGAATCCGCAGAAGGCCTGAAGGAATGGCGGGAGCATGTGGCAAGTACTGCGTCTACCCACATGCAGTACCGGGGCTTAAAATGCCTTGAGAAAACCCCCATGTCGGTGAAGCTTGCTTTTGCCATGCCCCGCACTAAAAGCATGAAACCGACTGATGGTTTAGAGATGGTGCAACGCCCTGATATTGATAAGCTGGAACGCGCAATCCTCGATGCCCTCACCGGGGTGGCATTCAAGGATGATTCCCAGGTTTGCGCACTCCATGCCATTAAACGCCGCTGCGCCCCTGGTGAACCGCCGAATGTGTTTGTGCAGGTGGAACCAGTGAAAGGGCCGATCATCGCATGGTAGACTATGATCTGAAAGAAGAATTGTTGCGTGAAACCCGTGAGATTTTTGTGGGGTTGCGCAGCCTGGTTGGGTCGGTGGGTAACCGCCGTATGCAGAATGCCACCCATGCGGATTTAGCGGTTGAGCTTATCGACTACCCGGATGCGGACTTGAAACATTTGGGCATGCTAGTTCAGCTGTTGGTGTCGCGGGGATGTATGGCTTCCGGTTGGTTAAGGTTTTTCTGGGTTACCAAGAGTGGCCGGGTTGTCGGCGCTGCCAGTACCCTAACCGCGGATGATGTGTGTGATATCGCTTTCGAAGTGGAGTACGCTATCAACCAGGCCTACAATGACTTTGATGAGCTGGAAGAAATTTTCGAGGCATGGGCTAAGCAGCGCCTGTTTTCTAAGCGAATCCTTGGGTACAGTGATTATGTGCCGGATTGGGTGCAGTATGATGTTGCTGCTGAGAAAATCGGGTGCCCCCCATCGTCTATCCTTGAGGCGGTGAACCGTGATTTTATACGGCATAAAACCCACCTGGGTGCCCTGATGGTGGATTTGCGCAGTGTGCGGGCTTGGAGGGCAGGCCGGAAACACTAGGATTTTGTTGTGGCATGGTATAATATTCCCCTGAAAATTGTTTGTTTAAACGCTTTTTAGGGGAATATTTTTATGGGTTTATCAGCTAGTGCTAGGGGCTACGGTAAGATGCATCAGCGTGCCCGTGAAAGTTTGATGCTTCGTTTGCGTGATGGTACTCCTTGCCCGTGGTGTGGCCGGCCTATGTATGCTGTTGCTGTGAAGAATTTTGATGGTAAGCCGCTTGCTGCCGACCACCTGAATTTTCATGGGGCGAGGAATGGTGAACTACCGGAACGTTTGTTGCATTTCACTTGCAACAGCCAGCGGGGTGGTGGTGAGGTTGCCACTAGTAGTGTTCGGAAAATTGTTGTGATGGGCCCCCCGTGTGGGGGTAAAACCACGTGGGTTGAGGAGCATGCGAAACCGGGGGATATAAGAATTGACTATGACCATTTATGCAACCTTGTTGGGGGCTACCCTATCGGTAATCATGATTACCCACAAGTGGTGGCAAGACTGGTAAGGAAAGCTAGGCTGCTACTTATTAGGGAAGCTTTGAAACAGTCCGAGACGGATGTGTATATTATTCACTCCACACCCAGCGAATCGGCGTTGTTGCGCTATGCGGAAGCTGGGTGCGAGTTCAAGCGCATTGATCCTGGTGAGGCGATTGTTCGTGAGCGTTGCGCCCGCCTGCGCCCGAAGTCGTTCATGTTTGGTGTGGATAAATACTATGAGAGTATGCGCAAGAAACCCGCGCCTGTCGCCCCTGATGGTGGTGGCGGTTCGGGTTTTTGGGGCTAGAGTTTGAGAGGTAAAACATATGGCCAGAATATATGATGGTAAGGAATACCCGGAGGATTGGTTGTCGGGGGGCAGGTTCGTTTACGATTCCTACCGGGAAGAACCCAAGTCTGTCAGCATGGAAAATCTTATCATTATCGCATGCCGGCAGCGTGACCGGATCGACCGTCTGAAACGCGAGTATGGCAAGATTGTGCGGGGCGTGGTGAAGCAGGTTGAGGAAGAAAAACCTAAGAAGAATGCCAACAATGTTGATGATGAGGATGACGGGTTGCCCCGCTACATTGTTGTCGTGGATTCTTTGATGGGGGAGATTCGTAACCAGGAAGACTTGTTCCGCAAAACTATTAATGATGTGGAGCGGCATCGCATCAACGCTGTGAAACAGATAAGGCAGGAAAAAGATAATGGTGACAGTTACTACATCGACGGTAAAGAGAGAGCCTTTTCCGAAATCATTGGCGCACAAAACTTTAAGGGGGAAACAGACACCGTATAATTTGCGCGAGGCCCCCGCATACGATCATGGCGAGGGTAGGGAGATTATTGCTTTCGCTAAGATTATTGGGGTTGAGTTGATGCCGTGGCAGGAATACGATATTTTGGCCATGTGCAGCAGAAACGAGGTGGGCCGGTATGTTCACTCTGACAATATTCTTATTATCCCTAGGCAGAATGGTAAGAGTTTGGGCATTTCTCTTATCTGCCTTTATCGTGCCATAAAATACGGTTGGCGCATACTATACACGGCACAGTTGTGGGATACGGCGAATAGTATTTATTTGAATTTGCTTGGGGTGGTGAAAGCGTTCCCCCCTTTGGCTGGTATGCTTACACGTTTTTCAGGTTCGCAGGGCAAGGGTGTGCTGGAGTTTTCGTGTGGCGGGGTGATCTTTTTTCAAACCCGGGGTGATGACACGGCCCGTGGTATCACGAAAATTTCGTGTGTTGTCTATGATGAGGCCTATAACTTGACTGATGGTTCGGTGGCTGCTATTAACTTCACCACCCAGGCAGCTGATGACCCACAGTTTTTCTATATTACTTCAGCTGTTCATAAGGCTTTCAAGGCTCACCAGGATGGTAGGGTTATTTCGGCGATGCGTCGTCAGGCGTTGGCTGGGCCTGACCCTGTTGACCCTATCTACCTGGCAGAATACCGCGCCCCTGGTGACGCGGCACCTGATGAGGAGGCCACGTGGATTCAGGCGAACCCGTCCTATGGGTTCATCATGGATGAGACGAAGATTAGAAAACAGATGAAACGCTTGAACACCGAGATTGGTAGGATCAATTTTGGTGTCGAGTGTTTGGGTTGGGGTGACTGGTTCAATGATGAAGACGATGAAGATTTTAAACCAATTATTGATTATTCCGATTGGGAAGCTGCTACAGTGGTTGATCCCGTACTGTGTGGTGTCGGGGCTGTGTCTGCTGTTGGCATTGATGTTGACTTGGGGGCTGTTGGCTGTGCGCTTGTGAGCGCGGAGAAAATGGCTGATGGGCGATGGTTTTTGTCCCTGGCGCCGCGTGATGAGTTTGATCGTGTGGGTGTTGTTGCTGATATTGAGCGGGTGATTGGGCTTCGTGATCCGATTGGGTTTGCTTATGACCAGAAGGGGGTTGCGGAGACTTGCACGGCGTTGTTTGAGCAGCGGGGTTTGGAGCCCACAAGGTTTAATAAAACCGAGGTTTCCAAGGCTTATATGTTGTTTATGCAATTGTGGCGTGATGGTAAGATTAAGCATGATGGTTCGCCGCGTTGGGTTGATGCGTTGTCGGTGGTTTCTGAGAGGGATATTCAGGATTCGGGTAAGGCGTTGAAGCGGAATAATCCGGCTGGGTGTCCTATCATTGCTGCGTCGTTTGCGTTGTTGTTGGCTGCGGATTATAAGCCTGCTGAGGTTGATGTTCGGCGGGCGCCTAGGGTTTCGATGCGTATTTCGCGTAAGCGTCGTGGTTTGTGATTTTGGTCACGCCCTGGTTTGTCTTGTGTGGGGCTGTCGTCATGTGGTCTATGTGATTGTTCATTCTTGATGGTCTCCCCGCCTATGGGGCCGCTAGGTACCCTAAACGGCGTTTGCCCTGGTGGGCAGGTTTACTACTTGAAAGGTTAATGGAAAATAATGGGGTTACGAAAATTCTTTGCAAAGTTCAAGCCGAAGCGCACTAAGGAGATCGGCACCGCCACCCCCACAGGGGGGTATCATGGTTACCAGCGGATGAACGACACGAACCATGATTTGCGGTTCCCCCGTAACATTGCGGTTTATAATAAGATGCTTAAGGAAGATGAGCAGGTGTCAATGGCCTATTCGGCTTGTACGCTTCCAGTGCTGCGCGCCAAGTGGCACATTGATTCGAATGGCGCCGATCCCGAGGTTGTAAAGCGGGTAGCGCAAGACTTGAAACTCCCCATTCTTGGGGTTGATTCGCCCCCGGTGACCAGGCTTTCTAGCGGGGTTTCATGGCAAGAACATTTGCCCCAAGCACTACTTGCCCTAGTGTTCGGCTTCGCCTACTTCGAACAGGTATACGAGCAAGACGAGACGGGTTGGCACCTGGTGAAACTCGCCCCGCGTTGGGCTGACACCATCTCGAAAATCAATGTGGACGAGAATGGAAACTTAGAATCCATTCAGCAAAAGAGTGTGCGGCTAGAAGACGGCACCGACCTTACCCCCGTGATTCCTGTTGATAGCCTAGTCGGCTACGTGTATCGCCCCACCAATAGCGACTGGATGGGCACCAGTATTCTGCGCCCCTGCTATCGCCCGTGGCGGCTTAAGGACGAACTGCAGCGGCTACAATTAAAAACTCTTGAGAGAAACGGCATGGGTATCCCCGTCTATATGGCGTCGAAAGAAACCCTGTTGGGGCGTCCCGAGGATTTGCAAGACGAGATTGATAGGGGTCAAGAATTAGTTGAGGCTATCCGCGCCGATGATTTTGCAGGCGTGTCAATCCCCCCCGGCGCATCATTCGAGTTCAAAGGCGTTTCCGGCCAACTACCAGACGTGTCGGGCGCTATCAAATCATACAATGATGCTATCGCTAAAAGCGTGCTAGCACACTTCCTGAACCTTGACGATGGTGGTGGATCGTACGCTTTGGCGGATACGCAGTCATCGTTTTTCACACAGTCGTTGCAAACCATTGCGGACTGGGTAGCACTCACCGCGCAAAAATATATTGTTGAGGATTTGATAAGCCTAGCATTCCCCGACTACAAAGGCCCCGTGCCCCTCATCAACTGCGACCCCATCGCATCAAACAGCGAGTTGAAACCTGAGATGTGGCCTAACGCCGTTGCGGCTGGTTTGGTTGACCCCAACGACCCCGTGACACGGAAATACTTTCACCGCAAAATGCAAATCCCTTGGTCCGGTGACACTGAAACTAATAATATTGACAATAACGAGGGTGATGTTTTGTTGTAGTATGTTATAATATTCCGCATGAATGAATGGAATTTCTTTTCCGACATTTCCGACTGGGATGTTAACCTGGCAGGATTCCGTGAATTCATCAACCAAACCACCGAGGAGCCGTTAATAATTAATATTAATTCCTACGGTGGTGACGCAATGCTTGGTATCGCCATCGCTAATATTATTCGCAGTAGTGAAAATAGTACGGTGGCGAATATTTGGGGTATCGCAGCGTCGGCGGCTAGTGTGGTAGCGGTGGCGTGTGACCGTGTTGTTATGCAACCGTCTGCAACCCTCATGATCCACGATGCTTGGACATGGGACGCCGGTGGGACTATCCCCGAATTAGATTCCACCCGTGAACAGCTTAATCAGCTATCGGATCAGATTGCTGATATTTATGTTTCTAAGGCTGGTGGGTCGCGTGAGCAGTGGCGCGAGTTGATGGGTGCGGAAACTTTTTACACTGGTCAGGCGGCTGTGGAGGCGGGTTTAGCCGATGAGGTTGTCGAGCCTGCTAGTGGTGATGGTGCGGAAAATAAGAGTTTGCGTAAAATTGTTAATATGCATAAACGCATGTTTGCAGCTAAGCTGCGCGAGCATGCTGTTGATGCTGATGATGGTTCCGAAAATGAGGATGTTATGGAGCTGAAAGACCAGCTTATCAAAATTTTAGAATTAGATGATACCGCCACCGATGATGATATCATCGAGGCCGTGCAAAAGCTTGTAGACGATGGTGCGGATAAAGAAGAAACCACTAAGAGTGACGAGCCGGAAGAGTCGAAGCCTGCCGAAAACTCTTTGCCCAAGGGCATGGTTGCCGTTGACGAATACACCCTGTCTGAGCTGCGTAAAAGCGCCGACGCTTTGAATAAGATGCGTGAGGAAGCACGGCGTGCTGAGGTTGTGAACCTTGTGGATGAGGCTATCAATTCGGGCCGCATTTCAGCTAACGGCAAGGATGCTTGGGTTAACTCGCTGTTGCATGATTTTGAGGGCGGTAAGGTGTTGCTTGAGAATCTTGCACAGTCTGCCCCGGTGAAGCATAGTGGTGTTCGAGGCTATGAGAATAAGGGCAAGTCGCACAGTTTGCGTTCCGGCTTGAAGGTTCGGCAGATTTTCTAATAGGAAGATTGAATATAGATGACTAATCAAATTTTAACCGGTAACGCTTCTTTCAAGGCGGCTGCTAATGTTTTGGGCTACCGGTGTGTTAAACTCACTGGTAACGGTGTTGAGCATGCGGGTGCCAGTGATGACGTGTATGGTGTTGCGATTCAGAACGCCTATAAGGCCCCGGTTGTGACCATTGGCCAGACCGACCGGGTTACCGTGGTAACTTCCCCTGCGATTATTAATATTGCCTGTGATAACCCGGATGATTTGCAGGTTGGGGATAAGGTGAACGCCGCGGCGGATGGTAAGGTTGCTAAGGCTGGTACGAAGCCGGTTGGTTTCGTGGTTCGTAAGGGCCGTAAGCATGTGTCGGTGCGGCTTGTGACTCCACTGGCCTAATAAGAAGAAGGTGAGAAAATGGCTTTTATTCTAGGCGAAAACAGCGGTGGTTCCTATACCGTGTCCGACTATGTGGACGAACCGGAGCTGATTGTTGATGAGATTGTGAGCATTGTTCAGGATGCCGCTATCGAGAATGTGTTCTACTCTGATGATGGTGAAACCACCGCTAGCGCTATTATTTTCAAGCAGCGGGTTACCCCGTTCTTGTCCGAGAGTCCACATGAGGTTGCGGAGTTTGAGGAAATCCCCACCGCCGATATTCGTGTTGGTGATGATAAGGTGGAGAAGGCGTTTAAGATTGCGGAGGGTTTGCGTGTTTCTTATGAAATGATTAAGGACAACCGCATTGATCTGCTGTCGCGTGGTGTTGAGCAGTTGGCTAATGAGTTTCTGTATGCTAGTGCACGCCAGGGCCTTGATCGGGTGAAGGCTGCCACTGATGAGCATAGCCAGGTGGTTTCTGCTACTGCCCCGTGGTCTACCGTGACGGCGGAGATTGGTCAGGATGTTTTGCGCGCCTGTGCAATGGTCTCATCTGCGTTGGTTGATGGTGATGTGGATGATGAGCGCAAGGCAGCCCTGGGCTACACCCCGGATACCATCGTCATGCACCCGTCCGTGTGGTACAACATTATTGGCAATAAGACTATCCAAGCTGCGTTTATTGGCGCTAACTCTGGGGACAACCCATATTTTAAGGGCTTCCAACCCTACAAGCCGTGGGGTCTGGACGTTGCCGTGAGCCAGTATGTTGACACGAAGCAAGTGTATGTTTTGCAGGCCAAGAAGCCTGGCGGCAAGAAATTCTTAGACCGTCCACAGGTTACCCCCCTGTACTCGCCCTATGGTGATAGTAGCATTGGTGGCGCAACCATGGAGTACCGGGCCGACATTATGGAGCGTTCTATCCGTGCCCTGTATGATCCTAAGGCTGTTGCACGGATTCAGGTGGGCTAAATTATTATGAGGATTCGCCTAAGGATTGGGATTTGGTGGCAGCCCACGGATGATGGTGGTGAGGTGTTGCGTAAGCGTGGTGATGTGTTTGATGCTCACCCGCTTGACGCGGCCCGCCTGATTGGTTCGGGTGTGGCTGAGGATGCTAACGCGAAGCATGATAAGGTTGAAACTATCAATCTGGGGTTACCGGAAGTGCCCCCTGTCGATGATGATAGTGACGATGATGGCGACACCGAACCCACCAATGATGGTAAACGCCCTGCCCAGGCCGCTAAGGTTGAGTTGTGGCGGCAATATGTTGCTAGCCTTGGGGCTAGTGAGAAAGATATTAAAGGTTTGACCAAGCCTGAGCTTATCGCAATGGCTGATAAGCTTAGCTGATAGGAAGGTGGCGGGGTGGAAAAGTTATCGGTTGATGATATTGGGGTGATGATGCCCCGCCCCTTCCTTCCCGGGGAGAAGGACAGGTGCCGCGCCTTAATTGATCTGTCTTATGAACGGATTGAGTTCGAATTTGCCAGGCGCGGTTTAGTGCTGGCTGATGAGATTGTTTCTAAGCCATGGTTGATAGCCGCGGTCAAAATTGTTGTGCGCACAATGGTTGTAGAATCACTACTAACCGGCGTGAACATCAACATGGTGAGCGTGTCATCAACCACGGGGGAACAATCCGACAGCGCAACCTTTGCAAAAACCGGGACGGAAGGGTTCGGGGGCGTGTTCCTCACTGAAAGGATGCTGCATGTTTTGGGGCTGCTACATATTAGCCCTCGCTATCGTGGAGGGGATATTGTCCCATTCCCGGAGAGCAGAAGGGTGAACCTGTGGAGCGGATAAGAATTTTTGACCCACCCGAGATTGGGTATGATGGTTCGATTATCCACAGCGCTAACTACACCGAGGTGCTGGGTGCCCCGCAGTATGATACGGGCCATGAGGTTCAGCACAAGGATTATGGGTCAACGGCGCAGCGTCTTAGGGTTTTCTTACCCG